TCTTTAAATTGATTGACAGCTTCTTCTTGTGGTGATCGCAAAAAGGGCAGGTAAAAAGATACTCTTCCCCAGAGCGATAGCTTTGGCCGAGTACGTCTTGCAATAAAAAAATCTTAGTCACATAATCATTTTACAACATTATTGCTGCTGCGTCAAGTATGCATATTTTGCCAGAACAATACTATCTGCCCTGTCGTAAGTACCGGCTTTTGGGTTGCCAGCTTTTGTTAATTCATATTCAAAATCTGAAATTGTTTTGTTGATGTGTTCCAAAACAACTTCTTTCGCTTTTGTGCCCCGGGGCACTTTAATGCCGATTTGCTTACGAGCCGTCGTTGCCGAAACATATTCTGGCTCTAGCCCAAAAGTATTATAACACAGCCAACTAACAACGCCATTAAATTTTGAAAGAAGCGTGAGCGTCTTTGCTGATGAAAAGCCGGCTCTAAACATCTGTAATGATTGTTCAATAACAATGTGGGTAATGGGAAACTGTATTCGAATATTTATCAGCTGCCCCCCGATCAGAGACGCTTTATCAAAAAAGTTTTTAGTTTTGCGAGTGTCCCATGCCTCGCAGAAGACAACATTGCCCTTGTTGTCTATTACGGTCACGCCAGTAATGCTGGTTGAAATATCTAGCCCAAGTATCATACGTCTAACTTCAATTTAAAAGTATAATCCCTTTCTTGAGTTTTTTTAATAGGCGTGGCCATTTTAGCTATACCTATTAATCTTTTTTTATCGTCATACACGCCGATCTTAGAAATATATGTAATCCTTTCAAAGCTGGCGGAATGGTTGCTGTGTGGGCTTTTAACTATATTTTTAATTGTCATTTTTGGATTTTCAATATATGCTCTTGAACCCGTACTAAGCGTTTGTGTTTGACCATATGTTGTGTGCGTTGGGTTGTTAGAGTAGTTTAAGCTGATCTTGGATGCGTGGGCCAACAAAGTAATCGTCGGCGTCTTGCTAGTACCCTGATACTTTATCTTGAAAGCTGAGTTATCTGCGTTTTGATCATAGTTCCCAAAGTAAATCCATTTAGAGCGTGTAGAATCTGTTCCTACGTATTGATCTGTGTGCTCCGCGTTGTTTGTCATGTTGACAGCGCCGGTAAGAATTATAAAACCTTCGTTATAAAGAACCACGCCGACTGTATCGCCCACGGCTGAACCTGTCGTTGTAACCAACTCGCCATTTCTTTTTGTATCTTCAGCCTTGCCGATTAAACTGCCGGTAAAATAAAACTCCAGTTCAACGCTCCCTTTTTTTATGCTTGAGCCATAAAAAATAGATGGAACGCTTATTAGACTAAGAGCGTCGTTTGAAAATTTAGTACCATATTCAAAATGTGTACTTAGTGGCCGATAAAAGTTGATAGTGTTTTTTAGAGCGTCAACGGTTGTTCTGGCTGTTCCTAGGGCATAATAGTTATGAGCAATTGTAGATGTTAGTGGATAAGTACCAGCTATAACATCTCCATATTGGTAATCATTAAAAGTGGTAGTGGCGACTGTAGAGAAGGCGCTCAACGAGCCATCCTTGCTAACAAATGGATAAATTAAGTTGCTGGGGCGGTTAACATTTAATTCATAAAGATTAACATGACCAGAGGGAGTGTTTGAATTGTCGTTGTTGTTTTTTCTATTTTGATAGTAGATGCTTTCATCATAAAGTAAAAATTCATACTTTGGATAAGTTACTAAAACATTATAAAACTTATCATTCTCTGAAAACTTATACATTTATTCATCGTTTCTATTAATAGTCTAATCTCACTCTCAGCGTTAATTCCGTACTGGGCGTCTTCTTAAGTGGCTCAGAAAGCTTAGCGACGGCCAACAGTTCATTATCTGCTGAGTATAAGCCAATACTGGTGATATAGCTAACAGGCTGATCGGTTAACTTTTCTTTAACCATAATTTTACTGCCTGTCAAATACGTTGGATTAGAACTATAGTTAAAATCGTTATGATTGGCTCGACAGAAATAAATACTTGAGTTTAGCTCAGTTGTATTATTAAATGTGATATTATCGATTCTGTGTCTTAGTGAGTCGGCCATAAGCTGAATAGTTGAGCCGGTGATTAGTTCACTATATTCATCACCCGGAGTTGAGTTCATCTCGGCATTAAATGTAAATATCTGATTTGAAGGTCCATCCGGAGTTATAGAATAATTGGTGGTGTCTGCCATCGGTAACACAACTACGCCGGCTTGATAGAAGATCAGGCCTATAGGCGGATTGCTTAAACCATCTGGAGTCGTAAATGATCGACCACTTGTCAAAGCATTGGCATATAAAATTCCATACTCGCCGGCCGGGGAATTAACTTTGTATTCGTTATTAGCGTTTGTGTCCTCAATTTTAATTGCGCCAGCCGCGGCTTCATAAGCGTTGTCTGAAAGCAGTGTCATCGAGAATGAACCTTTTTTGATCTCATCTTTAACCAACAAACGAGAGAAGTTAATAAAGTAAGCATCGTAAATTTTATTGCCGCCGCTAAGATTTCCGTCTTCATCAAAAGCTCTTAAATTTCCGTCTGTTTTGAACCCCATCAACACTTGAGCCATTTGATTATAAATCTGCATTTTTTCAGTGTTCTGGCTGCTTGTCGCATTTTGAAATTGCGAAGCTGAACTGTAACCGAATGTAATGTCAAAAATATGATTTGCCGAGGAACTGGCATGAGGGTAATCATATACAGACTGAAACATTGCGTGTGAATAATTCTTAATATGTCCTTCAGAGCCATATGTCCCGGCGTATGTACCAGATACCAGCGTACCAGTTATTGGAATTGCCTCGTGTAATAGCGTCTTTGTTTGAGCAACGTCGTTGTTTAAAAATGTTTTGAATGTGCTTGCCATTATTTTTCCTCTTATACTGCCTTAATGAATCTAACTGGGATTGTCATACTTCGGCCCAATGTGGCAGCAGTAACCCTTACTATAGTATCTAGAACATAATATGATACGCCGCTAATAACCTCAGTGCCGCCTAGTTGTGTAAAAAGAAATGTACTTGTTTGTAATTGAATCGAGGCACCCAATGAAAAGTTTATTGATGTGCCCCGGGGGCCTGCGATCACGTCCTTGGCCGCGACATATACCTGATCACTGTTGGCAAATGGAACATCACCAATATAATCAGTGTCGCTGCCGGCAGTAAAATAATAACTTGCGATATTATCGTCATCTATAAACGATGGTGTTGCAGCTTCTGACGCGGCCGGCTTTCTTATAAAGCCAAGCCGATTATCCATTTCAACAATATATTGAGTTTCCTTCAAGTCGCCCGGTATACTTATTGATGGCGGAATTTCAGTTGTGTCTAACCCTTGGTCTACTCTGATTACAGAGCCGGGAGTAGAAAAGCCTTCCATCCACTTGGCGTTGCCCAAGGCCGTGGTACCACCCAACTTTGTAGTACCTTCTGTTGTGCTATCAGTTGCAACATAAAAAGTTCCACTAGCTTGTTGTAGTAGCGCGCCCTGACCCTTAACGCCGCGGGCCCCTGCGAGCGCGTTTAGTTTCAATGTCGGCAAATACAATATGTTTGTCCTAGGAATTGAAATTAACTTGTGTTTCATAAGAGACGTATTGTTTGTAAAAGCTTCTAAAATCGGAGTCTTGAGAATGTTTAAATCATAATATGCGCTGCCGCTTGCGTGGGCGCCGTCTGCGCCAACACCAGTCCAATTGGCATTTTGATATAAACTATAATCGATCTCATCATCAGCTAAAGCAAATTTAGCAATTTTAAAACTGCCGTCGCCCTTGGCCATCCGATATCGGCCCGTGTCAGTTAAGACTGCATCGAGTATGATGTCTCCAGAATTATTTAAAAACGCCATTTTGTTCTCCTCTCATTCATTATAAATAGTTTATATTTTTGTTTAACATTATTTTAAGTGTCATTAGTTTCGGCAAGACTAAATTTCAAATTAACATCAACTTTTTTCTTTGTGTGTTTTGAAGTTATTCGTATTTTAAATTTTTTGTCTTTACTAAATACGCTTTCATCCAGTATCCCCACTAGATTCGCTAAAGTTCCCTTGTTTAGTTCTTTTGCTGATCCGGCATTGGCTGGTATTTTTAATGGATTGACCGCAATCTGCTCGCCGGTCGGCTCTATCTTTAAAAATCGTTTAATCGACTTAACTCTCTTTTGGGGTGGCTCCGATTGTTCTAAGTTAACAATACGAATCTTTGGATAAATAGTGCCGCTGTTATTAATTAGTTCAACTTCATAAATAGCTGACGGATTTGAAACAAGCCCGTGTACATCAGTCGAGCGAACTGTATAATAATATTTTGTGTTTGGGGCGATTTGGTCAACAAAGCCGCCGGCGTCTGCTTTGATTGTTCTCAAGCTGTTGCCAGCAAAATCCTCATACGCGGCGGGCCTTTCTGTTAGTCGAAAAACTTCAAATGAAGTCACGGGATCGTCAGACTCAAAGAGGACTTTGTTGTCTGAAATGTCGTGTAAAAATGTTTTTTGATATTTTTTAATCCCTTCAAACTCATTTTTGATTAACTCTACTGGCTCAGTTATATAAGAGCCTATCCCGCTATCAACTGTTATGAGTACTTTGCTGTCTTCATTTTTATAAGGAACAACGTTGACGTTTGGTTCTGTTGGCGGATTATCTAATACATAGATTGGGCTGTTCTGAGAGCCATATTTAAAATATGGAACGCGTATCATGCGCGGCGGCGCTGGTCGATACGCGACATTTACTTTTAGATTGGCATCATTAAATATATATTTTACATCTGGCTTTTGCCAGTCAATCTTTAGTTCATCCAAGCCCACATATTTATATTCTGTCCCAATCACCAAACACCATGCGTATATTTTATATGTATAGTCTGTGCCATATAACACTTGGCTATCAAAATATTTATGTGTGGCCACATCTTCAGTGTTTGGTATCATAATGGTCTGTAGCGGAACCATCTCTTCGTCACCATTCAAAACTTTGTGCTTGTCTATTTGAAAAAACATAACTTCGTAAGACGAAGGTACTCCATTAAAAACATCTAGAATAGATAAATTAGTTCCCGAATATTTTTGGCCCACAGTAGTCTTAGGTTGTGCGCCTTTGTCGATTAACACTTGTTCTAATTTATTTTCTAGAATTTTTGCCTTGAGTTTTTCTATAAATGAAGTCCCCCCCTCAGTTGGTATTTTTTCTTCTCCAGAAGTTATATGTGTTACCTGCTCTTTCAAGGCTGTGCCCAAAGATGTCGCGGCCATTAAAGCATAATCTTCTAGAAATTCTTTTATAGGTATGGTAAGCAAAAATTCATCTTGTGCGGCGCCGCTCTTTAGCTCATATTTATCTTTATTCCTTTCATAATGTGGCGCGTTTGTGTGATAAAGCTCGGTCGGAGGAGGGTTTTGTTGAATGGCGGCTCCTGCTTTATACATTATCGGAAACATACTTTTAGCTTTAGCAAGAGTATTTGTAAACGCTTCAACCTCTTGGCTTGAAAACTCAAGCTCAATGCCCATGGGAAAAAGATATTTTTTATCTTCGAACTCTTTAAGCAAGTCTGTGTCTGTTGAAGAAAACAATAAATATCTCCCTTGTTTCGCTGTGTCTATGCGAGACTTAATCTTTTCCCAATAATTTTTCCAAAACGGAAACGTAGGCTTTCCACCGCTGCTTTTATATCCCGCTTGTTTTTTAATATATTCAAAACTAAAGCTGTCTCGATGTAGAAGCTGATATAAGCCGCCTTTTAAGCCATCTCTATATTTTCTTAATTTTTCTGAATTTGGAAAGCTTAATTTTTCCAACAAAGATAAAATATATAAATTGTATAAAAAATCTTCTGGGTGAGAATTAAACTTAAAAAAATCCGGGTCACTAGAATCAACGTCTTCATAATCTTTTTGATAAAAGTTGTACATCGGAGTTACTTTTGCATATTTAGGTTGTAGCGGCATATTTATTTTTTTGATCATCTCTTCTTGAATTGGCACGTCCAAAACAAATGAATAATCAAAAAACGAAGTTTTCCAGTTATCAAAAAGAAAATCTCTTTCCTGTTTAAGAAGCAACTCTATATGCCGCATCACCATTTCACTTTGATATTTGCCACTAAGTTTTTGAAAATTGATTGTTAACTCTTCTATAGCCCAATTTTCATCTTCGGGCGTCATTAGGGCGGCCGGCTTAAAATATTTCATTTTCAAGTTTTTCGAACCTTCGTCACCTGATAGTGTAATATATTTCATGCCCAAAGTTCTTTTAGAATCCACTTTAAAACCTTTGGCATAATTACCACTATCCGCGCCTTTATATTTTAAATCAGACAAATATTTATAACCATCTGTGCCTGCACCGGCCAGCGATGGATCTGCGCCCCAAGAAGTAAGATCTTTATTCCACGTATTGCCTATCAATGTTCTAAGAGGATCGTTTAAATCCGCCATGATCCGTTTCTTTTTTCCCATTAATACATGCCTCCACCGCCGAAGCCGTCGTCGCCAAGATCTGTGCTTATATCAACTGCCGGCGTGTCGATCTTCTTCTTTTTCGTGCGTTGGGCGGTGCGCTTCTTCTTGGGTGCGGACCTTGATACACGCAGTGCTTTGGGCGACTGTATTGTTTTTGTTCCGGCGTTGGCCGCTTTGGCAAGATCATCAAGCTGTTTCATGGCGAAGCCGCCGATGTCTGCAGCCCCTCCGGGCCCGCCGATGCCCAACTCAGTAGCTGTGCTGCCTGCAGGCGTGCCGGCAACAGGAGCGGCTCCTGTCGTAGTTAAACCAGACACACCTATGCCGGAAATTTGATCCAACCCTAACTCCACTTCGGGCAATAAGCCGGCGGCGATCGTGCTAGTATCGGCCGCATTAATAAGAAAATATTGATCGAACACTGGTAAATCTAAAAGAGGAGACTCAACAATGCCGAATACCTGATTGACATATCTTCTTAAACGGCAAAGCAAAAATGGCTTATCGGTTGAGCCTAAGCTTTTATAATCAGCCGGAAGCGTTGTCCATGCCGGAAGTGCTAAGAAATTTGTTTCATTGGTTTTGTCCGTTGCAAACCCTTGAAAATATTCGACCTTCATTAAATTTTTAAAGTTCATCCATATTGCCATAAATGATTTTGGATCTTTCATTGGATCTGCCGGGTTAGAACTAAGCCCATACTTTGAATATATTTTTTGTGATTCTAAAATAAGCACCTTGAGTTGATTCGGCAAACCCGTAAGAACTGCCCTTTTAGCAGCTTGCATTGCTGGGCCGGCTTGGGAGCCGTATTTCCCGCTTTTTAGTATTTCATCAAAATGCGGCTTCGCTGCTGCAAGAAAACTATAAAAATCATTTACAAAAAAATCTTCATTCGTTTCACCCTCATAATATAATAAATTTTCAATTGAGCCGATTGACATACCTTCTTTTTCTAAAATATTTTTAATTATAAGGTAAAGAAATAAAGAGTTGGGATTGTAATCTTCCTGATCTGATGGGACTGTATAGGGTATGCTCTCTTCTTTCTTTGTTGAGTCAAGAGGAGGTACTTTATTATCTTTTTTTCCAAAAAAGTTTGGAAGGCCGAGCGAACCAAAAATTGATTTAAATGACTTGAAGCTAAAGGCACCTTCAGAAAACCCTTCTTTACTTATCATTACGCAATTTTCTTCAGACATAATGTCAATCAAACCAGAGCGCATCGCATGCCAATCTTTGTTTTTTTCTTTTGAGGGGAGGCCCGGGTGTGCCTTAAAATCAAAGGTGGCGCCGGTTTTTGTTTTCTTATATTGTATAATATCTAAAAGAAGTTTTTGATATTTTTTCTTATTATAAATTCCACCCTTTTCAAGTTGTTCTGTTGATCCTAGTGTTAGAGTGTAGATCTTTGAAGGGCTTATAAAAGAATATTTTTGATTAGTTACATTATCGGCAAGACTCATATATTCGTTCTTGTTTATCGCAATACCCCAAAGCCAACTAATATCAGACTGATCAGACACTCCCTCTGCAAAATATTTATCCGTCTCTAAATTAACTCTTGTGTCAACCCAGCTAGGATTATACTCCTTTAACCCAAACCTACGAGAAGGATCCAAATCTGGTAACGACATGTAATGATATCCCACGCCAGTTGATTCACTCGTATCAAACGATTCTGAAAAAGTATATTCAGCACGTAGTGCTTTAGGCACTTTTATTTTACTTATTGCTGGTTTATCATCCACGGCGGTGGCCCTGTGGACACTGACTAATTTTTCTAAAGCAGTAACAAATTTGTCCATTACCTCTATAACAACCTTGATTCCATCTGGACTTCCTGTTTCTGGACTTACCATTTTTGCAAACTCGTCTGTTTTAACAGTGTCGGTGTAACCCAAATTAAAATTTGAACCATAAATGGCGAAAAGAACTTCCCTTAAATCTGAAAGTGCTGATTCCCAGCCGAAAACGGCTACAGACTTTTGAAACTCTGGTCTAAACTTCTCAGTAAGATAATCATAAAACGGAAATGATGTTTTAAGCGGCATGCCCGTTGTTGAATCTGTGGTTATTTTTGATGGTGTCTGGTCGCTGCGGCCCGTATATCCCAAGGATGTTTGATAATATTTTTCAAACGTAGCTTGAGCCGCGTGTAGTTTTGTTAGTTGTTCTTTAATATACGGAATTGTGGGGTCTGTAACTTCTAGAGAAACCCTGTATGAATACTTTCCAGCATTAATGTCTTTTATTTCGCGATCAAAAACTGGAAAAACGCGAAGGCCTTTTGACAAGTTCATTTTTTCAGTAAGCTCGCCAAAATAATTATTTAAACCCGAAACGGCCGGCGTTACCTCAACTTGCCCTATCCCTTGTCCGGACGATACAATTAATGTCGGCCCATCATCATCAGGCGCCTTTTTATCTATTCTGGTTCTGTAAATTTGTATTGAAGATATGCGCGAGTTTTCTAAAAGGATGTCTTCTACTGCCTTTCCATCAGAGTACTGAGACAGTGCAAAGAGGGCTCTGTATATTGAATTGTTTTTTAAAAATTGCCTTTGATCAAACATAAACACTAGGCTAGCCTCGTTTTCATCGTTTCTTGATACAAATAATTCCGAAAAATACCTTGGCTTTTTGCCAACCATCTTGTTGCCTTCTGTAGTTTTGGCAAACTTTTCAACAGCCTGCATAGCCGGCATCAATTGATTGTCGATTTGTGTTAAATCTAGTTGTGTCTGTTCAAGTCTAGTTACGCTTCTGAAATCCTGTACGATGTTATATGGAACATCAATAAGTTCCAAAATGTCGTGAGGTACATCCCAGCCGGGGTGTTTCGCACCCTTCATAAAAGCGAGGGGAACATACTTATAGCCGCCTGCAGGATCTGCAACTTCATAGCCCGGAATTGAATGCACAGGCCCGCTCCAAGCGGTCGCCAAGTCGCCAGACTTATCTACATCATCTTTTGTAACAAACTGCTTCTGAGTAGAAACAGTCTGTCCATTATCAAATATTGTAAACGCAAATATTTTGTGGCTGTAAATAAAGGACTTCTGCGGCCATTTAGGCGCCGGGAGGTCCATGTTCGTGGCAAGGGAAGCAAGATTAAGGCGTGGTCCAAAAAATACTGTTAAGTGGCCGGGATCTTCATCTAGTTTAATTTTTTGAGGAATAAGTGGTATTTCAATTATCTTATTCCCGCTATCACTAACTGAAACATAATCACTTTTTACAAAATCTATTGAGCCGTGCTTTGTAAATGTCTTTTCTTTTTTTGCTTGCTTGGTTATCGAAGATTTCCAATCCATATCAATCTCACCAGCGCGAGATGAGTGGAGACTATATTCAATAATATGTTGTGTTACTTCACGATCAGTACTATAGTACATGTCCACTTTAAAATACTTTGCAAAATCTTCATCAGCGAACCAAGATGAAATAACATCGTCTTCAACAAAATCTTTTAAGTGTGCGTTTATTTTGACAATTAGCTTTTCACCCTCGTTGTGAAGGTTTACTTTGTCAAAATACACATCGGGAATAATGTGGCCAAGTTCAGTTGTAAGATTTTCAGCCATATTTAGCAAGGCTCCTTAATGTCTTTTGGTGGCAGCTGATCAGTATAATTATCATCTACGCCAACTTTTGTATAGTCGGCCTTTTCAAAGGTGTCGAATCTAGACTTAAACTTAGCTAGCGATTCTAATTCTTCTATGAGTTCAGGATCTATTTCACTCTCGCCTAGAACATCAATAAAATATTCAACTTCTTCAGAACCAAGATCTCCTTCTTCCTGTTGAGGAAACAAGTCTAAGCTTTTTTCCAAAGAAAATTTAAGAGGTATAAGCATTTCTTTTTTATTTGTGCTGCCAGTATGTTCTACCAAGAATACCTCTACATCAAAATTTTCTTTATCAAAAATTGTATTTTCTTCTAATATTTCTAAAATAAAATCACTTTTTTTCCGAATAGCAAAAAAAGAGCCGTCACCAAAAATGTGTAAATCCTCACTCTCATAGTTTTTTCCTTGTGGCAGTATACCAAAATCTTTTTCAAGTTCTTTCCCATCTCCCACATCTAGCTCATATTCTATTTCACAATTAATCTGTGGTATTTTTTCACTCATGCCAGCAGAAGATGTATAGACTGTTGAAATATTGTAATTTTCACCAGCCAAAAATTTTATATCCCAAGCCGGGGCATAGTTGGACGAAAAGTCGGCTGTTGCCAGCGGACCTTTCATTGGATTCCAGTTTTCATCTCTAGCCATAAAATTATCTTCTTCTTGATTTAGATGTTTTTGAAACTCTGTTTGGGCCCCGTAGAAAAGATACTGAGTCTTGTGGCGTGGCGTTGTTTTGATTCTATTCTCAGAACTATTTTGTAGTTCCCAGTGGCTAGACCCGTCTACGTCATACATAATATCATCATCGTAAAATTCATAATATGTTGGATTGAGCTTGCCGCTCTTCAATTGGCGTTTGCCTTCTTGAGTAAGCTGGAAGTCCATTACTTCTTCTTTTCTGTTGAAGAACTTCATTCTTTCTCTTCCTCTTCAAAAGTCACTTCTGCGTCAATCTTAGCCAACTCAACTAAAGAAAAATAATCGTATGGCCAGTTATAACTATACGGCAGTTCATCTTGTTCCGCTGTTGAACCTTGAGAGCCAATCTTAAAATCGAACTTAAATCTGTCATCATCAGATTGATCTGCCGTTGTTGCAAAATAATTTGTTCTAGCTTTTCTTTTAACTTTAAAAATTATCCAACGAGTATCTTCTTCAAAGTCTTCTTGGAATATCTCGCCCGGGCCAATTTCATGCTCAACAGCAACAGTTTCTCGTCTTGCGGTGACGGCTCTATCTGGCATCACGCCCTGCCAAATATTGGCTAAATCCTGCTTGGACAATGCGTCTTCAAACTCAAAAATGTACATCCCAAACGGCGTAGCTTCTCTGTTAGTCAAGAAATCTAAATGAGGCGGGAATACATATTTTTGCATTTTTTCTACCATCTGTTTAATTGAGTTTTCCGGGTTCAGATGAATGTCTTGAATCGCCATGAACATTTGCCTTTCTTCTAGAGCGATGGCCAAAGTTTGTTTATCAAAATAATATGGCCTTTCCAAAAGGGATTTTCTACCAACAGTTCCGGCTGGTCTTAAGGGTATGGCCACGATCGCTTCTGAAATTTCTTTTTGATTGGCAAATCGACCAATGTGTTTTTCTTTTGTATTGAACCCGCAGGCCTGTGCAAGGGAGCCAACTTTCGTTGAATCTGGATCGCGGCTTAATATCGGGTCTTGTTCGCGAATCTGCAAAGTGATCCCTTCTTTTTGAGTTGGAATCTTGCCATAATGGGTCCACATGCCACCTGTTTCCTCTTCCAAGAGCACGTTGGAAAAGTTCATCACCGGGCATTCGAATCTTGGTGAAATAACCCATGTGTTGGGGCCGTTTGGATCGTCGGAAACGCTCACTGGCTTAAACTTTTTACCTTCCCCGGTTTCAAACACATTTTCGGCCGAATACGAAACCTGCTTGGTTTTTGTCTTTCCAAACAAATTTACAGATGAACTGATGTTCATTCGGGCGTCTTTTGCTGGGAAACCGGGTGAGAACGGCTTTGTCCAACCTAATAAGTAATTGTCTGTGTTCGAATACGTAATCGTAGAACCCGCAAGTATTTCTTCTAAGCGGAATGCATCATTCCGTGATGGTGTAAAGCTAATCGTTGCCACTGAATCTCCATAAAAATATGGTGGACAATGTGGCGCAAAGCCCGGGTCTTCATCGTAGAAATTTGACCCCGTCTGAGATTGATATGCAGGGCCGTAAGGAGCGCCTAAGTAATTATAAGTGAAACTGTCTTCCGGATATGAAGGGCCCTCAAACATAACAAAGCGATTGCCGTCGAGCGTATCCCCGGAGTGTTGTGGCTCTTTTTCTTGCTTTTTGCGCAGCACAACATCCATTTTATATGTAATCCCCGATCTCATATTAAACGGCTCTTGCTTTGAGGCCAGTACAACGTTTCTCTTGTTCTGCAAAAAGAAGTTCGAAACTTCGGCGAAATAATTATTTGCAGCCAAGTCATATAAAGCATTAGAAGTTTTACCGCTGAAGCTGCAAGTTAAAGAAAAGTTTGCTTCTGGGACAGGAATCAACATGCTTGTACCGGATAACAAATATTCTTTTGGGCTTACAATTGCCTCAAATGGTATTCTAAAATTTGGATTGTTCGGAATTGTGGACCATGGGCCGGCTGAGTTATGCCCGCCTAGGTGGTTGATCATATTACCCGGGTCTGTAGTGTGCACCGGATAATCAACTGCAATACCAGATTTGACCGTATTATAAAAAATACCCGGGGAATAGAAAGGCTGTAAGAAACCAGCATATGCAGCTTGTTTTCTCTTGTGTTTGGCGTCGATAACTGGTATCATATTTTCGCCACCAGACACAGCAGAACCATACGAAGAAGAGAAAAGTGCTGCCATTTGTGTACTTCTTAACACGGGATAAAAACCATTATAAGGCAATAGTTTCATGATACCGTGGCATTCTAATTTTACCTTTGTCTTTTTGCCCTTGTGATCTTGGCGTAAAATTTTGAAGTACTTATTAAACTCGCCCTCTGCATAATATTTATAAAAATTATCAGAAGAACTGTCTTCATCCGGCCGGCCTTGAACAGCTAAGCTATTCCCAAACGCATCTTCAGTATCTAAAATACCATTTGTTCTCGGGGCTGCATCGGAGCTTGCCCCGTCGATTCTTAAGAACCCGGGTAAGTCGGCGGCAAAGTTTCCATCTTTTTGGTTAACATAATAGTCCATGTGCTCGCTTATTCTAAACTCTGGAATAATAGAGTGATCTTTGCCAAACCTTTTAATGTCTTCTGAAAAGTCTTCATATGAGTCAAACCACGGGTTGCGAGGAGCGCGTCCGGTTGTTACATTATCAGTCCAATATCTATTATCTGCTGTTGGCAAAAGCTGGTTTGTAAAATAAAAACTAATGGCGCTCTTGGCGGGATTGCCGCCGCCGGGGGGTTCAATGCCGGGCCCGGTTCTTCCTTGCTGCCAATGTGCCATGTGCGACGACGAAATGCGTGTATAACAGGCAGAAGCCGTGAGCCACGGCAGAGCCAATCCCATGGGGCTGGTCGCGGTACCAGAATGGTGAAGCCTTAACTCGCCAAAAGTATCAAGGGGCCAAATAGATTTACCAGTTGGATTGTTTATGTCCGTGACCACTCTATTCTGCGAGTTAAGCGCAGTTCCAAGAGTTCGCCTTTCGCGGTCAAGAATGTCGTCTCTCCAGAACGACCTGTGTTCTATAGCATCAATTTCAGTTTGCAGTTCAGCATAATCTAATCTTTTTCTGCTCCGAGCTAGAAATGAATTCTTTTCTCTTGGCCACAACGTTTCTTTATATTTCAGGTGATTAACTTTTTTGATCACATCTGTATTATACAAATCTAAAACGTGATCATACATTTGAACTCTAGAATCAAAATCTATTCCCAATTTTTTATTCAATTCGTCAGAACTGAAGTCTGACTTATTGTTGGCATAAGTGTGCTGAATAATAATTTCAGACTCTTTCATAACCGGCACTGAACCTTCGTCTGTTCCTAGATAGAAATCAACCTGATCAGTTTCTACTGTCAGCTTATGAACCAAGGGGCTGTACTTTGAAACAACCGCTGGCTCAATGTATTGCGTAAATCCGCCTCCCTTGTATTTCGGGAAATCAGTTCCAGCGACTGTACCATCAATTGTAATAGGTTCTACAATCGATATTGTATTATTGCGCCTGTGGTATCTGGCAACTGGGTGCTCACCTGTTCTTACTTGTTTCCAAGAGGGGTATCCATACGGGCCGTTTCTATTAAGAAGAATGGCCATCAACATATGCCCATCCCCGGGATTCCACAAATCATCTTCGTGCAGCGGATACGCAGTTTGGCCCCCTTCATTCAAATACTTTTCCATATTAGTGTCCAAAGGCCAACCAAGAGTATTTACCGAAGAGGTGATAATATCATTAATATCTAATCTCAAATAATTAAAGGGTGTTGGCCTAAAATCGGTATATCCGGCTGTTGCGTCAACGGCGCCTTGGTCAAGACCCCAAACATTGGCGTTGCCGCCGCCATCATCGAACGTCCCCCAGTCACTCGCACTTATAAACGTAATATCCTTACTACCCGTCGCATAACCATATACATCTGTAGATTTATATGAATCTGCAATCCAAGAATATTGAATATCACTCCTAGGAATCATGTGCTGAACGAACCAGTTGTCTTCAAGGCTAGCCGTTACATATCCTGCACTCTCATCGGCGCCGCGATGTTTAAGCACTGTTAATGGGTTGTGGTTCACCTTGTGGAAAGAAGCTGTAACCGACGATCCAGATTGATAGCCGCCCCAAGCCATTGGTTTTGACAAATCATCTCTGAGTGGCCGCCTTACAATTAAGTTTCTATATGGCAAAGCATTATAAGGCGAGTATTGTACAGAAACAAAGTCTAAAGATTCTTGGCCCATGGTATCAATACCGCCCGGGGCACTGAATCTTTCAACAAACACTGTTTTATTTTTTGTTCGATCGGCTGGAGCAGCGCGGCCGAGGGCGGCGCCCGACAAATAGGCTGAGTTAATATATAAAGTTGCAACATTCCCATCGCTAGAACGAAAGTAGAAATTGTTTGTCATGCGATCACTAGTCTGTACTACTTCGTAATTTTTCTGATAGTTTCCTATTACAGTCGGCAAGCCAACTGTGCCTGTAGTATACACAACATTTCGTATGTTGACCGGGCGCTTGGCCAACATACTACCACCGAATTCGCCGCCGCCATAAAAATCGGCCCGGGCATGATCTGTATTGACATTAAAGGGGTTATCAATTTTTTCCTCTGGGCCGTCAAATAGCCAAGCTTCCGGCCTTGTGGTGTTGCCGGCAGTGCCGGCTTTGGCCGTCGTGGCAGGCACCTTTCTGTGGGCGGATCCGCCGACATACTTTTCTGTGAACGGCCCTTGCATTGGAACTTCATAGTCGGGTTCGTATACATCTAGGTGTTGATGGGTTGTATATTTGTCTCCTATCGCATCTGAAGTTGAATAATAGCGAACTGGCAAGCCGGCCGGTTTGTATGTATTGCCATCTATAACTACCTTAATCTTTTCCTGACCGTCGTATTTAAGTTTAAGTGCGGCGTCATCATCACAGTTAATTCCGATCTGCGTAACACTGGGGTTTGGATCGGAAATGTCTATGGTCCCGCGTGTTGCTTTGTGTAAGTTATATTTACTATTTTTGGTCTGAATGCCGCCTCTGTATTCGTCTTGAAAATCTAACGTGTATTTATACGGGCTGGTCCATGACCGCTTAAGCGCATCGATTTCAGCTTTAAACATCACTTGGCGGTAGTTTTCGTCTACATCTTTGTCTCCAGAGTGTGGAAGGCCGTCTTCCATGGAGCGTTTGTTCCACCACAAACAATTTTCTGCTTGCTTCTCTGGTTGTTCTAGCTGCTCTCTGGTGCCGCCGGCTGTTAGCGGGGCATGCCCATATTTCCAATTATAAAGAAGTTTATTGACACTCTCCAGAGAACCAGAGGGATCGTCTTGTTTCATCTCAAGCGTTGGAAACTGATGGCGGTATTTACTTCTTTCAAAAATGTGGCTTTCGACCATATTCCTTACGCCGTCTGAAACGTTCGCAGATGCTGGAAATAGTTGTTCAATAATCCTATTAAGGGAAAGATCTAACCACTGGAAATATTCCAAATATTTATCTAAATCTGGTATGTTGTCGATTCTCTCAAAAAAGAGACCTCTTAGTTTTGCTAAGCTTTTATATTCTTGTCTGTATTTGTCGGCCGGTTCGCCAACAAGATTGGCGTAATCAACAATTGAAGACATGACGTTTACCATCTCTTGTGAGATGTTTTGATACATGCTTCTTTCTACATTTATAAATGTGGAAATCGGTGCGGACTCTTTTGTAAATTGTAAATCGTCTTCTCGTAAAATTTGAACCGTGTCGTCTGTGTGTAAGTTTTCCGGCAATTGTTTCTTGGCAGACTGAACATATTCTTTCTCAAATACACGCGTTTCGCTAGCTTTAAAAAAGTCGCCGCGGCCAGTGTGGAACTTTTTAATTACGTCCCCCATTTTTCCATAACGAGCGCGGGTATTTAAATCAGTCACAGAGCCGGAAGATGCATCAACAACAGAGAACCTGCCGGATGCGTCCGAACCACTAACTTGAGCAAAATCCCAATTCAACATTAAAGCTTCAGACTTTGGCACAAAAACATCACTTATTTGTGATTGACCCATATAAGCACTCTTATAAGGCTGCGCAGTACCATAGTTTTCCGGATCGAGGGCATGAGCTTTAATGGTGTTGTTGTCCAAATAATCTGCCCAAACTCTCATCGATGAAATCTTCGTATCCGTCCTTTGATACACTGTCGAAGCTGTCATGTGTTGGCGGTGAGCGCCAACATAAACTCTGCGCGGGTGCGACACCAAAGAAACGCCCTGAAGATAAGTCGGTATGGATGCTGAAAGTGAAAACTCACCATTAACATAACTTCCCACTGTGCTTATGCCATAAAACTCAACATTTGAGCCGGTTACGCCAACCGTGAAACTTCCACTAGTAAAGTCTGCAAGATCAAATTTTCTCGGCTTAACACGAACGGCAAAATTCCACTTTTGATTATCATAAACGTTTTTAAATACCGGCGAAGCGATTTCCTTAAAACTGAAATCGCCAGAAGAAGTTAAAACAAAATATGCATCATCTGAATATTTTTTATTCCGCACAGCGTGCACTTGAAAGTTTGCATAGTCTGGCGCTGGAAATCCAGTATCATCAGCATTGCTAGCCGTATTGTGTTGGTGCACGCCAAACAGCGAAGATGTTAAATAAGGATAGTTTACAAAGTTAACACTTCCGGGTTTTTCGCGCTTAGGAAATATGACCTCACACTCATAAGTGTTTGCAATCGAGCCCTCGACCGCGTTTGAGGCAGCATTTTTCTGATCAAGTGTGCCGTAGATAAATCCCGTCGAGTCGGAGTTGGTCGAATCTGAATGCTGATAAACGTTTGCTTCAAACTCATCTGTGTCGTTAAAATTGATATAATTTTTTCTTACAACTGCTGGTCTATAACCATCTTTAAGAATATATTCTGTGTTGTTTGAATATATATTAAGTTTAAAATGCTCGTCACCGACGCCAAAACACCTAATCAGGTTTCTAAAAGCAGCTTCGGTACCCTTACTCTTTAAAATATAAACTAAGTTGTTATATATGTTTTGGTAAATCGTATTTTTTATTTCATCTACGTCTTTTTCAAATAGTTTCTTTTCTGAGCGGTTTAGATATTTTGTGAAGCTTGATATGTTCGAAAAAATCTTTGGTGCGGGGAAGCCGGTGTTTTCTAACAATTGCGCATAAAAAACATGAGGCTTTCTAAAATCTTCTGCATAAGTCTTGTGTCTAAGCTTTGGAAGTTCTTGTATCTGAAGATAAAGATCATCCAAGTAGCTTGCCATTATTTGTGTTAAGTTGCGCAAAACACTGCCATTCTCATAATCTTCTTCTGTTATCCAAGCCGGCAAAGTGTTATAAATGGCAGATGGGTTGTTCCTGTCGTGATAACTGGCACTTTGAGCCAGCCTGTTTTCAAAAGTTATGAAATCCGGGTGTGCGCTGTACAAAATGGGATCTTTAAACTCGAAACTAGAAACACCAGATTCCACAATCGCCGAATCAGTGCTTCTGGCACCTGATGTATACCCAACCCACGTGCCGTTAGATATTCTACCTGAGTAGTCTATTACTTTGCTATCGACAGAAGAAGAGCCCACAACACCTTCGTTAAACTTATAGTAGACTCCCAAATCAATATTTGCTATGTCGGTGTTTGTACCACCACCAACTTGACCCTTCCAAAAGCGGCCGATCTCTTTTGCTGTTCTAGCTTTTCTCCAAAATCTGAACTCGTCTAAGCTGGCTTTCAACTTGCCATAGCCTAATGTTCTGAAGCTGGTATCAATCTGGGCGCCACAGGCGCCGATAGTACCCACTAGAGCGCCGCTAACAACGGTTGTAACGGTCGGTGTGGCTAACGCTGCAAGCTCGCTAGTATGGACACCATCAACATACAACTCAAGGGTTGTGGCGGCTGACACTGGCTTAATATTAATAGCATAATGATGCCAGTTGCCGTCTGCAATCGTTGTTAAGCCGGTGTCTAATGACGCGCTAAGCGCAGATTTGGTAAACGCTTTGCCACTATATGTTCCATAGTGAGTGAAAATCTTTGTGCTGTTGCCCGATCCGCTTAAAAATACAGCCAATTCGTGGCCGACGTTCTCAGTGTCATCTGACCCGGATAGCTGAAATATGCACTCATTTACGGTATCTGTTGAAACGTTTAGCCATGCGCTCTTTTTCATCCAGAACTCGACACAAGCTCCGTCCGTCCACGCAAATTGTAAATTCCCCTCTCTGCTCTTGCCTAGGTCGTCTATATTTTCATCATATATACTTGCTTTGCCGCCGACGACATTGCCGGGATCTGGGAATGTCTCCGCTATCGTGTCTTTGTTGTTGGGGTCTTTGTGCGGGCCGCTTTTGAACTGAATATACTCAAGTGTAGTTGGTTTGCCCCAACCGCCAGTTATTGTACTAGTGCCAGTCCAAGTGTCACCAAATGAAACGTATCCATTTGTCCTAGGGTACTCATTATCAAAAAGATAAAGATCCAAGTACGTTGACTCGTTGCGCCATTTTTGTTTTTCTGCCAATGAGCCATCATATGGATAATAATCTTTGACTCTTGTTATTGACTCATTATAATATTGAGCGCTCAGGCCAAAGCGTGCAAAGTTAGCTGGATCAGAATAATCCACCTCTGGAACAAACCTGCGGGTTTCTTTATTAGACTCTCTGACTAAATCTCCGGACTCAACATCTAAAGAACTTGAATTGATGCCAGATAAGCTTTGATGAACTACCGAAGTTAAGTTGGTAGTTTTTTTACTTCTCTCTGCATCAAATAGTTTCTTAAGACTCATTATCTACTCTAAACCTGAATGTTTCTGGAGTTTCTCTCCAGTTGCCGTTGACTTTCATTAAAAATTTAATTCCATAAGCATAACCCGGTTCAAATAAAGACATGTCCAAATCAAAATAATTTCCAGATATATCATAAGATAATCTTGTGTGTTCTGTGGCACTTGAGGTGCCATATGAAATTATCGTATAATCATCGGACTCTCTATAAATGCTATAATAAGTTTGTTCTAAAAGATCTGCCTGAACCTTAGTTGACGCCTTTGTATAAATATTGGGATTCCAATCTTGCGAACGAATATACAATCTCAACTTAGCCGTTTCTTTAGTGTTATACGAATCTTTCAAATTTGTTATTGAAGTTATATATCGATCGGTGGGATTAACTTCCCAGTTAGTATTAAATGTTTTAATCTCGATTGTACCACTCTTATACTGGGTTGTCCCGACGTGCCACACGTCAAAGGCCTTTACAAGAGAAGTTCTTAAACCAAGAGATGCGGTATATATTCCCGTTGTAAACCACCCTCCGGTAGCTGGTGTATCTGCTACGCGTGGAGTAGATGGGTGATCATCAGGTAGGTCTAAAGTAAGTGGTACACCGCCGGCAACAGGTGCGTTGTTAGTGTCAGAACCAGAATATAAGTGAACGTATATGTTTCCTTTGCCAACTTGTTCAATGTTCTTCAGTTGGCCGCGAATATAATTGTAAAAATATAAAGTGTTCAGATTATCAGTCTTCGGAGCTAATGAGCTACTTGCAAAGAACACGCCGCGATCATCTAGCTTTGCGTCTTTCCAACGAGCCTCAATACAAGGGCGCTTAAAGAAAAACTCACTCCCCCTACCAAAAAACTTTTTTGTATAATATGAGCGCTCAGTTGAGTCCTCATATGTCGTAGATAGAAAGACGCCCAAGCCATCATTGGTTTTGGTGCCATCCAACCACTGATTAACCAGCGTTGTAATGTCAAGCTCAACATCTTCAGTTCCTTTATCAAAAGAATAAGTATATGAAGGGCTGGCGTGGAAATCGCCGCCGGCTGCCGTCCAAGTTGTTATACCCGACGACTCGCTGGTTGCATTAATCCAGTTTGAAGAACCTAAATCTTTGTACTCATCCATGTCTAGACCCGTGCCTTCGGCCCAAGATCTAGATACGGCCTTTACTGTTACCCCAAACTGCTTTGGCAAAGTTTTGCCGTGCTCTGCATTAAACAACCTTAAAAAGTATTTAGGATCTGCAGAGGCGGATAAGATTACATCACTCTGTCTGTCAGCTATAAGCTCAGTTGTTGGAAATTGAAGCAGCACCCGCGACTTTTCTATGCTACTTGTGTTAGCTTGAGCATAGATGGAAAAGACCTCCAAAATATCAGAAGCCCCCATGTTTGAACCAGTTCCCCTTGTAGAAAGATCTGATTTAAATGCATTCGTTATTGTATTATCTTTTGTAGCTATATAACGTTTAACGCCCATTATTTCACAGCCCCTCTAATATCGTCTTCTGGGAATTTTATTTCTAATACATAATCTTCAGGCACAGACACATATCTACCATCTGCAGATGTGTTTTGAACTATATCAAATGGAACTTGGGAGTAGTTTACTCCGGTCTTTGCTGTGAACTTTACGTTAGTCGTGTCTAGTACACCGTCAACCTTGTTGACGGTTGTGTAAACATCGCTTATGTATATACTCTCACCAATTTCAAATTTCTTATCAAACTTTTCCTTCAGAGCACTTAACGCATCTTCCAAAACATCATATTTGTTTTTTCCCAAAAGTGTGATTATTTCAATATCTATTCCAACATTAACAATCTTGGCATCGAGGATATCAACAGTGTCATTTAACATCTTATAGTTTAAAAGCCAAGTTTTTAAATTGTCTTTAAGCGTGTTGTTTGCTGTAATAAAAAATCCAAGTGAGTTCTCAGCCATTACATATAAATTGAGATTTCTTTTAAATGAGTCTTTATCTTGAACAATATTCACCCTCTTTAAAGAGCCTAATTTTGTTGGCATAGAATAACATAAGTTCATATAATCTTGTTTTGTTACTGCGCGATTTTGTGTCATAAACGTATCAATGGCCTTAATTTTTATCTCATCGACTGTTGGCAGTGTTAAATCTCCTAGAATAGGCTCTTCATTTGTGCTCTCTAGGCTTGAAATGGCCGCCTGAATTGTCGAAGAATTCGTTGCACCATCTGGCCAACTAAAATCCGCCTTCTCTACAAGGACTACGGAGCCGACCGGAGCGTTTACATTCTCAGCAGTGTTTGTCCGATAAGTAACCGTCAAAGTTGTGTTAGCTGGTACAACGCCCAGCTTATCTGTTTTAATTAAGTTGGTTGGATCAAAAGTGGTATCCGTAATATAATCTTTGCCGTAAGTGTTCAATATAACGTTTGCGGGATCCACCACAACCTCTGAAGTTAAATTGGTATCTGATCCATATCCAAATTGTAAAAATACATCATTCCGGTGACGCTCAAGAACAAATCTTCGCGGAACCGGAACAGCCTTAAGGACGTATGGGGTGTCAAATTTATCGTCATTTTTATTTTCAAACGTTTTATAAATAACATTTTGTGTTAATGCATCCACTTCAAAATATTCATGACCGGATGTATCAGAGACAGATAATACCTCCACCACGTTAGAGGCCGCCAACTGTAAACTTTTAAACTTTCTGTAGCCGCCAAGCACAAAGGACTCTTGTTCTAAAATACCAGAAATTATTTGACCCGATGCCTTGACTGCATAGGAAGTGGGTAAGCCAGTTGTTGCATCGTTTTGTGCAACGACAACTAAATTGTTTGGATTAGCAAAATCAATATTTTCATTAAGAATATAACTTGCGCCGGCGTCGTTGGCAATCTGTGTGCCCTTCTTTAATATTGGCAAATAATTTGAATCTACTCCAAGTCCTGTTGATTTGGCTGGTATCAAAATATAAAAAGTTGCAATTCCGCTTGAACTTGGAGTGCCCTTATATTTAAACCCCAAAGTCTTGCTCAACTTGATCACATTATCTGGGTCTATCGCAGTTGACAAAAAAGACTCATTTGCTTGATAATCTAGATAGAAAGAAAGCATATCGCCAATATACGCAACCGTATCAAGCATCAAAGCGCCGAAGGACGCCTCATTAAAATCTTTATACGTATTTGGATAATAACGTTTTGCATATTCAACTAAATCGGCTTTGATTGTCTCAAATTCGCGATTAGTGTAGTTTATTGGGATTATTTTTTTACCGGCCATGACATTAAATAGTTTTTAAATAAGAAATGAGATATCTAAAGCCGCGGCTTTTTGCAGTGGCTTAATAAGAAAAGAAAGTGTAACATTTAACATATTTTCTATTCTTGCATTTCTAAGTACTTCAATGTTGAGTATTTCCACAAAGGGCATATATGTCTCTACCTGCTCCTCTATCTGTGCGATAAGCTCATTGTTTATTGTACTGCTCTGTAGTTCAAAAAGATATCTCCTCAAACCGACACCAAACTCCGGATCCCAAACTCGTTCTCCGGGTGATGTCAAAATTAGATTCTTTAAGTTCTGAAGAACCATATCTTCATAAGTTGTATTCAGCAGAAAGCCGAATTTCTTATCTTTTTGCAAAGGAAGTTTTACTGATAGACCTTCATTCATTTTTCATATATACCCCAGAATATCTTATTTTATTAATCAACGCATCGAGCCCAGCGTTAACAATCACCGATGGCACTCCTCCACCGGCTGTCAAAGACATTAAAGCATTTGACAAGGACTCTATACAGTAAATAGCTGACATTTGTGGTAATAGATGATAAGGGAAAATATATTCTGTAAGCGCCCTCATTTCGTTTGTCTCAAGCAGTTCTTTTTGAAGGCTTTTGAGTTCAGAAAGTTTTTGGGTGTTAAGGGGTGCTTTTAGTGCGACAATTTGAGCGGGGGTTTTTACTCTCAAGCCCGGGCCGCTGCGAGTTATAAATTTTTCAACTGCTTTTCCACTGGTATTCTTATCAGGAGCACTCTTATCATAAGGAATCGTCATGTTTGATAAATCATACGGTCTTGTAACTTCGGCTATCGGTATTAAAAAATAATTACCTATATTATAAGCAGCGTCTTTATAGCTTTTTTTGCGCATCGTATCACCAGTGGTGCCGGCATTTTTACCAAATTTAATGCTAAAAAAATCTTTATGCTCATTATAAAAAGCTTTATCACAAAGATATACCGCCCTTACTCCGTATTCTATAGAATCGTACAAATCTTGTGGCGAAGCATAAACTTTTTTAGCAGCATGAGTTGCAAACTTACCGCCTGGCGCCGTATTAGATGTTTTAGAGGCATTATTAATTTTAGTTATAAAATCTTTCCACGCGGCCTCCCAATAGTATATATTAACATGTCCGGTAAGATTGCTTGAATAAAGCGCCGGCTTTAAATTAAATCGTTCATGCTCTCCGCTTTTGGCAGTGTCCATGGCAATCATTTGCAGATCAGACCAGTTGGGTTTATCAGTTGGCTTTATTTTTAAAAATCTCTGCCACAAAAGTTTATTATGAAATTTGGGAACATCTATATCTCCTCCTAAACCGTAGGCGGCATCGCTCGCGCCCGGCGGGTGGGTAAATTTGGATGCTGCGGCCACACTCCAAAAATTTGCAGCACCTTCCATTGTTTTGGCTTGTTTTGGCCACTCATAAGAGCCGCCAGTGCCGGGTGACGGATCAAAATATGGCTGCAAAGATAAATTTTTGTTCCTAAAAGGTTTCTCATGTTTCGACACCCAGTTAGCCCAGCCCTTGTCGTTTAACGGGCCAGTTGTAGAAGTCCACCAAGTAGTAATAGTTAGTTCATTTTCATAAAACCACTTTTCGTGCCAAGGTGTGTTTTTTGTACTTTTAGTGCTTACTTTGTTGAGTTGTTCCAAAATTATTTTAATTGAATTCAAGCACATCACCCCAAGAGCCTCTTTGCCGGTTATAAGTGATGGATTTTTCTTGCTATTAGGGTCTATAACTTCTTGATATTTTTCATACAGTCTTTTCGCATCATCGTAATATTCGCTAAGTGTCGCTTCTTGTTTTAGTCTTCTTTCTACAAGCTCCATAAAATAAGCTGTTAATAAGTCCTGCTTTTCGCCCAAGTTTTTATCGATGAGGAAAGAAACGCTAGTGTACACCTTGTCAGCAATTATAAACATAATTTTGCCAAGCATTGTGCCATACAAGATTGCATCGTCGTACTGTTGTGTTTTATCTATTATCTTCATTTTCTATTTTTTCTCGTAAATCTCTATAACCTGCTTTTTTATTTTTTCGATTGGCACCAAGGAATTTTCTTTTTGAAAAACTTTATATTTTCGCAATTTTTTCTTTGGCTTCGGCTTCGGACTGCTATATTCCTCTAAATAAAAATCTTTCATTGCCCCCGCAATCATTTTATTAGGAGTTGTCTCTGGCATCATTTCAAGCAACTGCACACCTATATTTTTTCTAATCGAAGTCAAAGCTTTCTTAAAACTCGCCTTAGACCCCTTGTTTTGATCGACGGCAACTTTCAATGCACCATAAAACATCTCATCAAAAACTTCGGCGGGCTGGCCGCCTGAAGTCGTAGATGACTCTATAGCCCCTTTGTTCATTCGTTTATCAATATAGTCATTTAGTTTTTTATCGTCAGGATCTACAACCGGTCTGAGAGCGTGCCAGACGTTAGGCACCTCTGCGGCTTTGTGGATATAGGGTGCTCGATCCACAGGAAAAGGTTTGCTTGGCTCTGAAAAATCCAAAAACATTGGAATGTTCCAGATATACACTTGATAATATTTTCCCGAATCGTCAAATGCCACCTCAACGTCCTGCCCTAATGTCGTGCGATTATACTTTTCTGATAAAATTAACGCTTTAGATTTGGCTTTAGTGGGAACAGTTCGAAAATAAAATTTAAAATCAATTGCAGCCTTAAACATTTCACGATATTTTTCCAAAGGTGCGTTGCCTTCGCCATAAATGTCTAGGTCTAGATATTTTTCATAAAAATTATCATCAGCAAATAGGGATAAAAGCGGGTTCGGATCACTATAGTTGCCCTCAATGTCGGAAATAAGCTTGTCTTTTGCTATTTTTTCCAATTGGTCTTTTGGGATCGTTGTCTTTATCACAGGATCCGCCTCTTTTTTGTTGACGATATAATTCACAGCCAAATTGAAATCCGAAGTTGGTAGATATGACTTGAAATAAAGATCGTTTAAATATGCATTGATAGCTTTTTCAATTCCGCCGAAAACACCATTAATAGATTTTTCTACTGCAGAGTTTACTATTTCGGGCTGCTCAATAACAATTTCGTCTAAGATACTGTCAAGGAAGTTCTCTTCTGCTAAGAAGTCCAAGGCTTTTTCAAGCGCGTTCAGATCTTTTACTTTACTATTTTTAATGATCTTGGCTACATCTTCATTACTTAAGCCAAGCTTTTTCAGCCTATCCTGAAGATCCTTGATTGCTTCAGCGCCTAAATCTTTGCACAACTCGCGGTTTGCCCGGGCCGCGTGCGCTGCGGCCTCAATGGCGTTCAAAGCCTCGTTACAAACTCTGCTGAACTTTTCTGGGAAGGTTTCGCCGACCTTCTTAAAATATTTAGCTATAGAACTCTTACTGTATATGCCAGCTTTTTCAATACCCCAGCCGCCACTTTTATCCAACTTTCGTATTAATTTTTGTATAACTGTCGCGACATCAACATTCTCATTATAATATTCGCCGTTCATTAAATGACAAAGCTCTCTCGGAGTCAGCCTTGCAGAAATCGACTTTAAAAGTGTGGCCATGGCTTCTGGTGTTTGTGGCAAACAAGCGCGCTGCCACTTTGGATCGTTCGGATCAATAGGGCCTGCTGGTAAGCTTACATCCCCGGGGTTGCCGTCAGGCTTTTTCTTATCGTCATCATCAGACTTACACGCAGCATCGAAAAGGGCCTCAAGAAGAGTGTTTAATAAAGCCTTAATCCCCTCAAACGCCAGCCTTAAAATTAATTCAATTATTTCTTTTTCAATGGCTTTCCACGGGTCGCCCGAGGAGAAGGCCTTTATTTTGTTTATATCAGTTTCAAATTCTCTTGGAGTGCCCGTGTGAGTGTGTCTAGCTCCCTTTTTTTGGCCGACGATTGGAACATCATTTCCTGTTAATTTAATATATTTGTTATTGACGAATTCGGCCTTGCGGAACTTATCAATAGAATCGCTGGCGCCGGCAAGAGCCAGACCAGTGGCAGCTATATGACTGACGCATTTAATCGCCTGTTTTTTGTCATATTTGGCGCCGGGGTGTTCGAACCAGTCTCCGACTTCTTTTATTATTTCATTAATTGGCTTTTCATAAAAAGTGTTTGCGTCTTCAACGGGAAAATCTATGCAGACCACGAATGTTTTAAGAACTTTTTTAGAATCGCTTATTTTAGTTTGATATTCATCCGAAGCCTGTTTACATGTTTTGCCCGGATACTGTTTTATTAACTCTTTACACCACGCGGCTTTCTCTTTTTTAAGCTTGGCTACATCTCCATTTATAAGAATGTCGGTCAATCTAGGCTCTTCACCCGGTGGAGCCAAAGTGGACATCAGTGCGCTTTCTATCATTATTCTTAATTTTTTGGGGTTATTTCTAATCTGCCTAGCTGTATCTTTTATGTTTAATGCAGTCTCGGCCCCGGGCACTTTTTCTTTCAGGCACTTAACTAAGTCTGCAGCTATATCTGTAATTCCAAATTTTCTACAAATTTTATCATAGATATCATCAATTGAACTAACAACCTTTAAAGAATCTCTAACATTACCTGCAACACTTTTATCTGTGGAGGGCTTTCCCTTTTCCACCTGCTTCATAAAGTTTTGTCTTTTAATAGAGCCGGCGAATTCCCTAACTGCGAATTCTTCTGCTTGATTTGTAAACGTTTTCCAAACTTCTTTTCCCTTGTCTTGTATTGGCGTTTGTATTGGTTTATAAACAAACAGCTCTTTGTAATCTGGAAATAATTGTTCTGTTAAAAACTTTTTATATCCCACTCGCATGCCAGCGTTGTATTTATTAACGATTCCATTAAGATTAATAAGTGCGGCGCCGTACATAGAAAATCTAAAGTTAATTTGAAGAAGATTTACATCTTTTTGTAATAGTGGTGTGGTAGTCTGTCCTCTGGTGTGGATAACTTTTGAAAGTACATAGGGATTTTCGGCATGCTTTTTAAATTTAAATTGAAGCTTATCTTCTTTTTCAAGCGTTATATTGTAAGACCTCTGCATAAACCTGTGTTTAACAAACGCGTGTAGTCGGAGCAAATCCGGCAGCACTGAGCCTTCAATATACTCTACAATTTCTTGTCCCTTTACCCACTTAGAGCCCAACTTATCGCCTTCAATGTAAATTTCTACGCCAGCAGGGCCTTCGTCTTCTATAACATCAACGTATTCTTTTATAATTTTTTCAAGAATTTTTGCATTCTCTTCAAGCTCTATATGTGGCGCGAATACAACCTCATCAAAAGGCGGCTCGGCCAACTTAAAGTGTTGTTCTTCAACGTTTGGAACGGCATCAATATATTTTTGGGGAATCGCGAAAAAGACCAAGATTGTGTCTGTGGGCCGGTCGCCAGTAAGATGCCAATCTGCTAGAGTTTCAAAATCATCGTTCCAGTATAGGCTATCCTCAAAACCATCAAAAACAAATTCGCTATTATCTCTTGTGCTTAATCTTCTTTCCCACTTTACATGTTCTAGCTCATCCTCTAGATTGAGCGGATCTAAATTGTATTTAGCCTTTTCATCTATAATTTCTTTTTTGAAATCATCTGTTATATCTTCGTTCTGAAGCAAATGTATGCCTATTTTTCCATTTTGCGACAAAATATTGCTTAAAGCATATCTGAAAACATTATTATCAAATGGCTTCTCCCGTTGAGGATCAAAGCCCATGAAAGATGCGTCTTTAAGGTGGTCGATCGAAAGTTCCAAAGATTCGGGTTTCTTCTTCGAATCCGGTTTTAAATCGGCTGAGTTTTCACTATCTTCCGAAATAGCTGCGTCTATTGAAGTTTTTTTATCAGAGCCGGCAGTTATTGGTTCTTCTTCTGTGTTTACCACATAATATACATAATTTGTATTTTCCGGTTTCCAAAAGAACTCACCAACTTCTTCTGGTGCGGACCACCAATCAAGCTCGCTGACTTTTGAAACCGCTTTTTTATCGGCGAAATACCCGGGAGCATCTTCGGGGGCATCTGCAGCAGGCTGGTCGTCTGCTTTTTCTTTTTCAACTCCGACTAAAACATAAACCTTCTCGTCCTCAAGTCTATATTTCAACTCATCAGCGTTGGCAAGAGGCTTCTTCGCCAGCCAAGAAAACAGCTTTTTTAATGTTTCTTGCGCAAATTTATTTTTTAAATCCGGAGGGATATCATTAACACTTGAATATCCTTTGCCGGCCACAGAAAAAGATGATGCGGCGAAATAAACGTCATCTCCATCATGCTTGATGTGGACAGCTTTAGCTAATTCTGCTATAGAACCCCAAGTTTCGTAATTTAAGTTTTCCCACTTTACAGCCATTGTTTTTAATTAGTATTATTATAGGAAGAGCAAAGATAATTTTTATCCGTGGGCAAAGTTATATAAGCGGTTTTGGCCTTCGCCGCGTTAGCGGCGTGTTTGGCAAGGCCGATCTTCATTACGCCCCAATCAACTTTTTGTAGAACGTCCGAAAGAAGCTGTACAGGGCCGGGCGCAGACCCGGGTGGTGGATGGATATGATCGCGAAAGTTAGCAGAAAGGTCATTAACAGTGCCGGATAAATCATCAATTAGCTTTCTAAGGTCGGCTATCGAAGTATATATGTCACCAACACACTTCTTTAAGTTTTCTCCCTTTACCAAGGGCTGCAACTTATCAGCCGGTACGTTGCCAGCATTTAAATCAATTCCCAACATTTTATATTTTTTTTTCCCTCTGGAGTTTTTCTTATCAGAGTGCGTAACGAGTTTAATTCCTTCTCTGCCCATAATTCGTACTGCGTCGGCTTTTATTGCCACGGTGGAAACCCCCTTGAGATTCTCGGCTTTACCAGCTTGCAGGCCAAAATAAGCATCAGGATCTGCTTTTTGACTTATATAAATTCTTGCAGCGTCCGTAAACATATTTGGGTGGACTTTTCCGCCTTTAAGGGCATTTGCTTTTTCTTCGTCGTCCATCGAAGAGCCGCGGCCAACAACAAGATCTATGGCGGCACAAGCGACATGTCCTTTTCCGCCGTAGCCTGTAGTTGGGAGGCCCGGGCGATCTTGGCCTAGAACAACGTGTGCAGTATTGCTTGGATTAGAAATAAGCTTTTCAGCGTTTGTGCTGGAAAACGGTGGGGCAAATGCGGCTGCTTTTTGGCCTAGAGCCCCAGTTTTTTTTGCGCGCTTTTGTAATTTTTTTTGCTGTTCTGTAAGATGAGCATTTTTTATATCTTTTTCTGCCATTTATTGCTCCTTTAGCCGCCGATATCTTTGACAATTTTAACCAAATCCAATCCTGATACATCATACTTGTCGCGACGAATACTATAGTGACATAAAATCCCTAGGAAGCCTTTTGGCGCAAAGCCTGTATTTAATTTTCCATCTGGCATTGTTGGACACGCTTTTGGAACGCCATAATGTTCACAAAGTGCTTTAAGCAATGCTGTAAGAGATCTAATTTGTGCATCATAAAAGCCCAAATGCGTGCGTTTTTTACCGTGCACGGCAGCGCCGGTGATTACAGGTCGTTCGCCATGGCGTTCTGTATATTTTTTCTGAGCGGACATACTTGGATTAATGCTTAAATCAATTCCAATCATATCTCTGTTGACCCAATGCTCCCACTCGGGCTTTTTATTGCTCGGGCCGCCGGCGTGGCGAGTAATATGTTGTGTATCCACATATTGATAAATTTCGCCGCGATTATCAATAGCAAAATGCGAAGAAATGCCTTTCTTTAAAAGAATTCTATGACATCCCTTCGCAGACCAACCCCCGTCCCAGTGAAGACAAATTTGCTTTATCGGGCGGATTGGATTCTTCTTTGCTTTCCACCCCTTCCATTTCGTATAACAATTTTCCGGCAAGATCAATCTGCCCTTCCATGTGCTATGAATATTAATAATATTATTTGTACCTGTTTTTACTTCCTTGCCATTAGCAATAAAAGAGTTGCTAGTATCTTTAACATTACTTAATTGTACAGGGCCGCCGCCGGTGACCGTTCCGACGCCGCTGGCGCCGCCTGCAAAAGCGCCACTAGCAGTTGCGCCTGTTCCTGCCACTAGCGCTTGGGCCGTTAGCGTGCCGGCGGGCGCAGGAGGCTGAACAAGGACAGCGTTGGTGCGAGTTGCTGGATCAAAATTTACATGAATTGAGTCCCAATAATTAAGAACACCGGTTTCTGTTGAGTTACATATTAAAATCGAACCAGCGTGAGCATGCAAATCGATCGCAGCATGATCATCGGCGCTAGTTGGGGCCGGCAGCGCAAAATCAAAGGGGCCCGTAGATTCATCTTCCAGCCTATATGTAATCCTGTAATAGGCGACGGGGCCGGCTTCTGTATCATTAATATTGATTTGCCCCCATCCAGTTTGACCTTGTGATGTGCCAACATGAACAGGGGCTTGGGTTGAATCTAGATGTTCAAATTTTAAAACTCTTGCTTTATATGGACCCGGGTTGTGACGATAAGCATCATTTCGGCCGGATTTCGCTTGCAGCCCACGAACTTGAGATTTTAAATTTTTATTTCCATCTGCGAAACTATCGTTTAAAAATTTTTCTGCAAGCGTTGGCACTATCCCGTCTCCCGAATTATATCAAATATGTTTTCGCGGTCTTCTTTTGTAAGGCCGGTCACAGCTTTTTGTCTCTTTTCTAGAATAGTAATAACCTTAACCAATTGTTCGTTTGACCTCTGTAGCGTTTCTACATACTTGGCAGCAGAAGTCGCGACTTGTGCGTGGTCAACAAGGCCGTTCTTTAGTTCTTGCTTTAAATCTTTTAGAAGATTTTCTGTTTCTTTTCTGTCGCTTCTTATGTTTTTTAAAGCCTCTTCTAACAAAGTTTCGTTCTTTTTTGCCATTACAGTTTTCCCTCATTCCAATCCCGGCGCAAATCTCTATATTTCACTCTTATCTTTTGCAAACCGGCAGTTATCTGCTTTGAATTCAAACCAGAAATTTCTCTAATATATAAGTAAATAGCTTTTTTATTAAAAATTTCAATCTTATCTTTGTTGTCCAACAATACTCTAATCGCAGAAAGGAGCCGCTGCTCTTGTTCTTTTAAATCTTCATTAGACCAATTGTTAACAGCATCATTTAAAATTTTCCAAAACTCTCTGTTGGCACGATCTTCTACATATGTATTTTTTGTTATTAAATTTTGATCAACTACCCTCAAATCGTCTAAATAAACCTCGGCCCTAAGACGTTTTGAGTTTTTCTTTACTTTGTGAATAAACCAGTTCTTGGTTATAACACTAAAATAAGAAAAGGCCTTATGCCCCTTGTCCGGGTCAAATTTATATAAAATTGTAACAAGCCAAAATTTGCATTCATCTTCCAAAGAATCAATGTTTGGTAGTGTATTAAATTTATAAGTATATATTATTTTTTTGACCATCTCGTCAAAAGCTGGTCCAATGAGAGTCTCATAAAGAACTGTTTTAGTTCTTATATCTTCTGTTCGGCAATACTCTACTATTGCGTCTTCGTGCTCTTGAGTAAAATAGAGCCTCTTTTTTCGAGTTTTTTTCACCACGTTTCGTCATGCTCCCCCTCTTCTTCTTCAGCATCAAAAATATCTGCAAAATCTTTTATCTCTTCTACAGTGTCTTTAGAGTGCTTAAGTAGAGCTTGTAGTGTTGAATCGCCATAAAAAACCGGATAATTATAAACCTTTTCCATGTGTTCACTAAATTCTTCCACTCGCTCTAACAATTGGAATAAGTTCTCTGAAATATATTTCAATTTCTTAATTAAGAAAAAATTATAATATATCGAAGCAACTAATAATATCGTTAACATTATTGATAATATAATCATGGATTGTACTCCTGTTTAGAAAGTTTTTCTTTTTCTTCATCTATTTCTCTTTTAGTTTCTTCAATATAATTTTTGACCAACGAACCAACTTCTTTTTTTTCACCATCTTGCTTTTTAAGGTTTAAAAATTCTTGTATAACTCGCTGCAAGCCGTTTTTGTCGCCGCACTCTAAACAATCAGTACGAACTTCTTTTATAGAATGGAATTCATCAAATATGTGGCCGCAAAGGCCACAGCGGTAACTGTATAGCGGCATAATTATTCTTTTTCTGATTCATCGGGCATAAACTCATAGCCGGCCGGTGGTGAACTCTCATATTTTACAAGTGGCGGATTTTTAACCCACAGACCATCATTTGTTTTAACAAACTCAAAACCCTTAAGGGTTTCTGTAATATCACTTTGTTCAAGCAAAGATTTTTGCAATGCCATCATCAAACAACCCATAGCCTGATCGCTTAATTGCATCGTTTCAAGTTTAAATTTAATTTCGCTCATTTTTTCTCCTAGTTTAATCTATTACGGCGCGACCCTTAAGTTGTTCCCAATCCTTTTCGGGGCGCACCTCCAAATTCTTTTCCCAAGCCGCAAGCAACACTCGGGGGTGTAAATTTAATTCTGTACACACATATATTAATGCATTTATGTCTTTTGGAAAACAACTGCCGCCAAAACCCAATTTCCCATCAGGCCCGGGCACAGTTAAATGTGATTTTCCGATTCTTTCATCATATAAAGCATATTCTACAACCTTGTCATAATCAATGTCTAGCTTGTCACATGCTTGCTTAATTTCATTTGAAAAACTTACTTTCACCGCTAAAAAACAATTAGTAAAATATTTAACCATTTCTGCAGTATTCGAATGCGTCTTAATGACAGCACATTTTGGAAAAAGCTTCTTAAATAAAGTCCTTATTTTTGTTGTAGCTGGCCGAGGGCCGCCAACAATAATTCTATTTTGATTTTTAAAGTCATCAATAAAATTAGCCTCTGTTAAAAATTCAGGGCTGAATAAGACGGTCAAGTTTTTGCACTTGTCATTTAATTTTTGGGTAGTGCCCGGCGGTATTGTTGATTTTATTATGACTATATGTTTATTTGTCGCGCAGGAATCCACTTCGCGTACAACCTCTTCTACAATGAAGGTGCCACACGAACCATCCTTTTTCATCGGAGTGGGCACACAAATAAAAATAACTTTTGTTTTAGAACACAACTCTTCAATATTTGCACAAGTTGAATCTTTGTATTTGTCATACGTTTCAACGTGGATTTTTTCTTTAAGGCCCTCTTTTATGGCCGTACCAACAAAACCTTGGCCGACGACGCCCACGCTATTGTAAATCACAAAAACACTCCTCTACTCCGTCTTTAATAGACACAGATGTTTGCCAACCCATTTTTTTAAGTGATTCGCGGGAGGCCTTGGTAAATAGTACATCTCCCTCTCTTGGTGCAACATACTCAAACTCAACTTCTGGATGGTACTTTTGTACTATAGCCCTTATCTCATTTAAAGAAATGTTTTCGCCCGTGCCAACATCAAAAGCTGCGCCGTTAAAAAAGCGCTTAGAATAATTCATTGCAAATATATTTGCGCTGACGGCATCTCGAACATTTAACATATCTCTTCGTTGTTCGCCGTCGCCCGTAATGAATGGCTTTTTACCCTGCCTAATGTGTTCCATCCAATTTGAAATTGCCGTAGCATATGGCCCTTCTGCTTTTTGATCAGGTGAATAAACATTAAAATATCTTAATGTTACTGTGTCCACCCCATAAAGTTTAGAATATAGTTTACACTCCATTTCAGATATCAATTTTTGTAAACCATATGGACTTGTAGGGCCGTTGCCATCACCAACAACAGACGATGAACCAGAGTAAACAACTCTTGTGGTACCAACTTTGCGCGCAAAATTAAGCACATTTGTTGTTGCTAAAACGTTATTTTGCATTGTCTTTACTGGATTTTCTACACTATATCCAACTCTTGGAATACACGCTAAATGAAAAATAACATCAGGTTTAAAATTAAAATAATGAGGGTGAAAAGATTTTCCATCCAAACCTTCGTTTAAATCCTGATTAATATCATGACCTTCTTTTAAGTCGATGCCCCGCGTCTCATGTCCTAGTTCTCGCAACTTCTGAATTAAATGTGATCCAATATAGCCCATGTGGCCCGTCACAAGACAGCGCGGCAAGTCCGGATTATAATAACCCTGATTCCTCATTGCTGCCCTACCGACTCCCATTTTTTTCTTTTCCACTTTTTTCCTCGTCCTTAAGGCTGTTTTCCATATATTTTTTATTGAACTTTCCAATAAAAAAATCAATTTTTCTAATAAGTTGATTTATTCTAAACAAAGTTTTAAAATTCGTCCCCAATAAAAGATTTCTAATTTTTTTAAAAAAGAAAATTTCATATACAAAAAAATAAGAAGTAAGCCTTTCATATAAAGGTAGTTTATCATATTTTTCTCTAAAGTTAAAAACCTTTCTTCTTACTTTCACTCCGCGCTTCTTAAATTGTATCAAGTGCCACTGAGTGTTGTATATGTCTTCAAATCCACTTTCTTTCACCACCAAATCTTTTTTGGCATATTCAAAATATTTTAAAGCAGTTTCATTTCTTAATATAACTCTAGAGTATTCAACTTCTTCCCAAGCGTCTCCAACTGCAATATCTGCCGACTCAGCAGAAAACCTTGGGCATGCCAAGCATGCTTTGGGTGCAAACATCTTATTCAGCAGTGTGTAATACTTCTTTGGCCAAAAAACAGTTTTTCCTGAGTGTGTCTGAAGTTTAAATCCGCCGGGAAATTTGCCTCCGCGATATTCTATTTTTTTGACATCTGCTTTCTCAATGCCCAAACTTTTAACCAGCCTATCGGGCGCTTTTCTCTCTAACATGAAGCCGCAAAAAAGTCCGATTATTAATTTTATTGCATTATTATTTTTTTTGGATATCTCCCGCACTTTCTTTACTTGGCAAGGAAGAACAACTATTGCATATTTTTTATTCTTGTCAATGTTTTTCAACAAGGGAAAAGGAGAAAGTAGTTGATATTTTGAGCCTCGACAATTTATAATCTCCTCAACAGTTGTAGCCTCTTTATAAAAAGATTTTGTACCCTCTGAATCTACCACAAACGCGGTGTCGATTTGGCCGGCCTCCATTAAATTAACCAGTAGCGTCGTAGTGAAGCCGCCAGACGTGCCCTTAGCGGGCCGCCTACTCGTGCATTTAATAATCTTTTCATATTCACCTATGTATTTAGATGAATTCGTCGTGGCCATCATTAGAATCGTCCATCAAGTAATCTAAAAGCTTAACTTTTTGTGAGTGGATAC